ATTTCAGGCGTTGGCACTGGCACGGCTGGCGCTATTTCGTTTGATTTAGAAGTTGCAACCATTGACGGCGGAACTTACTAAGCTATGGCACAAACCATAAAGCTAAAGCGAGGAACTACTACCCCCACCACAAGTAACATTGTGAGTGGGGAGGTAGCTGTAGATACTTCTGCCAAAAAACTTTACATAAATGACGCTGGCACCATTAAAGAAATTGGCGGAAACGGCGTCTTCCCTTCAATTAATGATGATGGAACCGGCGGTGTTGCTTTTAACATTAACGCAGACCTGCAATGTAGATTCCTTGCGGCGATAAAAGAACAAGCATATGGGCTTACTGGAACAGACATTGACCCAAACAACGGCACAATTCAATACAAAACTCTAACTGCAAACACCACGCTTACTGAGTCTATTTTAAACGGACAGTTTTTAACGCTTATGATTGATGACGGCGCAGGGTATACGGTTACGTGGCCTACTATATCTTGGGTCGGTGGTTCTGCTCCAACATTAGAAACAACAGGTTATAACATCATTGAGCTTTGGCAGGTTAACGGAACTTTGTATGGCGCATTTGTGGGTGCCGCTTAATGTTAAGAAACTCGATGCTTCGGGCCGCAGGTAACACCGGTGCCGAAATTGAATTTGTTGGAGCAAACTCTGCTAATGGCGCATCTAGTCTGTCGATTAATGGCTTAGGCTTACAGCAAGGCGACTTGGTTGTGGCTGTGACAAGTAAAGGTGCTGGGAGCTATTCTTTTTCTAGCTCTGGTTGGACGGGAGTTACCAGTGGTTTTCCAACCAGACTTAGGACTAACAGCATATCACACACTGTTTGTTATAAAGAAATGGGGGCAACTCCTGATACTGCTTTTAGTTTAGACACACCCGTAGATTTCCTTGGGGCAATAGCCTTTAGAAATGCACAATGGGCTAGCACTACAAATGAAACTAGTGGATTCACTAGTAGTGGGCTTGCTGTTTTGCCTAGCTTATCAATAAGCACCAACGGTAGTGCGGCGGTTTACCTTGCAATGCTAGACGATGACGCCGCAGGAATTACTACATTCCCCAATGGAACTCCAGCAAATTACACCTTGGCAGAAAATAATGGTCAAACCGGAGGTTCAGGTGCAATTTTTTATAGATTAGATTTATCATCAGGTACAGAAAGCCCTTCTTCAATCCGATGGACTAGTGATGATGCGTATTTAAACATTGGCCTAGTTTTAGAGCCGGTCTAGGGAATAAATTATGGCGATCATTAAAGTAGATCAAGGGGTGCCTACGGCGTACAGCCTTAAACAACTCCGAATTGACAACCCTAATGTATCTTTTCCTTCTGATCCATCCAACGAGATTTTGTTGGATTACGATGTGTTTCCTGTTGTTGAAGGTGCTAGGCCAGACTTTGACATTGTTACGACCGGCCCAATAGAATTAATAGACGGTGTGTGGACGCAAACCTACACGGGCAGAGATTTAACGCCTGAAGAAAAGCGCGAGGATATGGTTGTATCGCCTCGTCAAGCAAGGCTCGCTCTTAATGCCGCTGGCCTGTTGGCTAGTGTCGATGCGGCTATAGCGGCTATGGATGAGCCGGAAAAGACAGTTGTAACTCTTGAGTGGGAATACGCTACGGAAATACAACGACTGTCATCATGGGTGATTTCAATGGGTGTTGCCCTTGGCCTTAGTGAAGATGAGTTAGACAACCTATTTGTTGTCGCAAAAGACCTGTGAACAAAGAAAAGATTTTTGAGGCTCTATATATATGTTTCTTCATTCTGATACCTATACCCCTATTTGTAATAGTGTCATCAATTACGTTATCGGAGTCGGTGACGCGACTAGTCAATTCCTAAACGTAGTCTTTTTCTTGAGCCAAAACCCTAACGAATCTCTCTCTGGAAGAAGCTATAGGGAGAAGCACAAGCCGTTTTGGGGTAAAATGATGCTTGTATTAGATGTGGTGTTCTGGGTCTTTGAGCGAGAGCATTGCAAAAAATCACATGAGGCTGACCTTGATAGGGCGGCTAAGTTTCTCAAAGGATAGGCGCATGGACGTTTTGGACACAATTTTGCGATGGGTAGTCATGCCGATAGCCGGTTTTGTTTGGCTGATGTTCATGCGACAACAAGACCACGCAACCCAAATCGCAGTGTTGAGGACAGAATCAGACATGGCCCGACAATCTCACGACCGAGAGATCAAAGAGATTAAAGATAAGCTAGACAAGATTCTTGAGAAGCTGGACGAGAAAGCGGACAAGCGATAATGTGGACTGCCTTAATTAGCCCCGTTGCGGGTCTGGTCACTGACTGGCTCTCAGGCCAGCGAGAAAAATCCCAAGCCAAGCACACGGCTCAGATGCAGGTGTTGTCTAACACGGCTCTTTGGGAAGCTAAGATGGCAGAGGCCAGTAATACTAGTTGGAAGGACGAGTGGTTTACCATCCTGCTGTCAACCCCGATTGTTTCTATAATCTACGGCGTTGTTATGAATGACCAAGAAATTATTGAGCGCGTTGGTCTTGCGTTTCAGCAACTTAACTCCCTGCCTGAATGGTATCAGTATCTCCTATTTGTCGCCGTTTTCGCCAGCTTTGGCATACGCGGCGCTGACAAAATCTCGACCCTACTGCAAAAGCGATGAAATCCTATTTTACTGATGCAGAGCTTAGTTGCTCCTGCTGTGGTGCGTATAACTTTGCGCCCGAATTTCTCTACATCCTGAATGTCATCCGAGAGGAGTGCGGCTTCCCACTACCTGTCACTTCTGGCTACAGGTGTCCCAAGCACCCCGTAGAGGCCCCTAAACGGCGCTCTGGGGCACATTCTCGCGGCCTAGCCGTGGACATAGGGGTACGCGGGGAACGCGCCCACAGGCTCGTAGAAGCGGCTCTCAGGCAGGGTGTACCGCGTATAGGCATCCAGCAGAAGGGCGAGGGCCGTTTTATACATTTGGATATAGATTCTAGTATGCCAAATCCGACTATTTGGAGCTATTGATCTCCCAGTCAATCAGCGCGTCTAAGTAGTGGCGAGCTTTCCGCAAATCCTCTATGCCGCCCTTGGCCTTCCAGCGGCTCACATACTTGACCACATTAGCCTCACACGGCCCTAGATCGTTAGCCAGCGAGTATTCCAGCGGCCCTATGGCCATTTCGCGGTAGTGATCCCCGCCTATTTGATCGTTGCTCCAGCCCATCCTAGCCCCGTTAATCAATTAACAAAAAAGGTTTTCAACGTAACCAAACTGCGGTTTAATACTATTGTTCCACGTGGAACGTTACAAGGGGAAAAGAAATGAAATTTGATACAGCCGTTAAAGTTCTGAAACAGGACGCCGAATTCCTCGGCTTCACAGACTTTATTAAGTACCTCGAAACGACCAGCGCCAACTGGCTGTCGGCTCCAGCGAAAATTAAGCAGGCGCTTGACGCCATAAACGACTGCGACCCAGACGCGATTGTGGAGGCTTTTCGATGATTAGCCTATTGATCAAGCCAAAAAAGGCAGTGGATTTAGATGAAGGCGTCTATCTTGACGCCATTATCGACAACGCGCACGAAGATGGGCGCATAGAGGTGCTAGTAGAAGCGCATGAAATAGACGCGGATTACAGCACCATTGTTGACTCGTGGATGGATGAGGCCCATGGAGCGAAGTTCATGCACAAGCTGAAGACTATTCACAAAGTACGCAAGGTGCAATGGATGGGCCATGACGTTTTGAACGCCGAGGATGTTTGTTACGAGCTGGAGGAGGAGCTATGACATTTCCAGAATTAAAGCCAATAGACACAAGCGAGCTTGAAGAGGCGGTTGCCTCGCTTGCCAAATCAATCGAAACGCTGAAGTCTGGCAGACAGCTCGACAGCCTCGACTCCTCAACAATGGAGGAGCGGTTTGACTACTACTGCGAGCTCATTCGGAAAGATTTTGAGCGCGGTTTTGAGGATGGCTACTTGACGGCCTACTACGATAACAAAGCCAGCTCTGACGCCTATCACGAAGGATTCAGGGATGGCTACCAGTGGTCTCAAATGCTGGATAACGCAACAAGCATTCAAGGGGAATGAAATGAAAAAAGTAACCAAGAGAACAACGCCGTATGACGGCATTCCGGTGGTCATGCGGGAGTATGGCACTTCTGAGTGGCAGGCAATGGGCTACTGCGACACGTGCAAAGCGGACGTTTCAGGGCCGATCTTTCAGCAGGAGGATGACGCTAACCGCTACTGCGAAAACTGCTGGGAAGTCGTGCAAGACGCAAACATGGACTATGCAACAGGGGAAATGGCATGAGCGCATTTGCAGATTTGAGTTCAATCAACGTTAACGATTACACCGAGAAGAAGGGGAAGTTTACTTACCTTAGCTGGGCCTTCGCGGTGCAAGAGCTTCTAAAGCGATATCCAGAAGCAACATGGGAGACGCCAGAGCCGACCGTATACCCTGACGGCACTATGATGGTCTGGTGCAAGATAACCGTGGAGACGGTCACTCGGACGGCATACTTGCCGGTTCTCGATCACAACAATAAGCCCATCCCGAACCCAAACGCATTCCAAGTAAATACCGCCATGCAACGCTGTCTGGCAAAGGCAATCAGTCTGATGGGGTTGGGGCTTTACATTTACGCCGGTGAGGATTTGCCTGAGGTGACAGATTACGCTCTGGCGAACCAAAAGATCGAAGCCGATAATCCTGTGCTTTTTAGGGAATGGCTTGAAGAAATCGGAGAGGAGCGCACTAATGCGGTTTTCAACGATGCGCCGAAAGGCGAAAAGGTGGCCTTTAAAAACCTGTTCAACGAGCAGATAAAAAAGGCCGACAAGATCATCAGCGACTATCACGAAGAAGTTTGCGGCCTGATAGAGCGCAATGATCCTTATGGTCTGGCACAGTTGTTCGATGAAATCGCTAAGGTTTCCCCTAATTTGCGTAGGCGGGTTTGGGTTTTGTTGAGCACTGAGGAGCAGAAGAAAGCTAAAGAGCTAAGCGAGGTGACAGGGTAATGGCAAAGATTAAAGACATTCGTGCCGTTGTTGGCACATACGAAAAGAACGGCGAACAGAAGTCGCGTTATGCAACTGTGGGCGCTTTGTTCGAAGGGCAAAAGGGGATGGTTGCAAAGCTAGACCTCTTGCCGACAAATCCCGAATGGGATGGAACGCTATTTTTCAATGACCCTTACGAAGTGCAAAAAGAGCAGTTCGATGAAGGCATGGAAATGGCCAGAAAGACGTTACAGGGACAGCCTGTCAAAGAGGCCGCAAAGGAAATTAAGGAAGTAGGTGATGATGACATACCGTTTTGATGTTGGGAAAAGCCTTCGGAAAGTCCAAGCAGAAACAAGGACGAGCAATATCGAGTTGGCCAAAAGCTTCAACGTTAGCCCAGTGCAGGTAGCAAGATGGCGCAGTGCTGGCGATTTGAAATTCAGCCGAGTTGTTCAGCTAGCAGAATTTTTTAATGTATCGCTAGATGATTTTGCGAGGCTAGGAGAGTAAGTCACAATTAAAAAGCCCCACCGAAGTGGGGCAGGAGACTCTAGGAGTGAGTCGTCACGTGAGCAAGGGGACTCAGTGACAACATTCAATTTACTCCTAGAAGCCCATGATAGCAAGTTTTCCCCAGAGATTGACGGGCTTTAGGCTGGGGAATCAAAAAACCCCAGAGCGGAGTTGACCCTCTCCATGATGAGCCTCCCAGTGCCGAGAGCAGGTAACGGGAATAGACAACAAAATTCGATACGTCAATCAACGCTCGCGATTGCTAATTTTTTTGGTGGTGCGCTTCTGGCGCATCAAAAGGGAAAGTGTGCAAGGGAGAAAAAAATGGAGATGACAGCCGAGCAACGCGAAAACACGACTCGTATTTTGGAGAAAGAGATAAAAACCCGACATGACGAGTTGCGTGAGCAGGTTACCGAATACCACCGTAATCACCCAGAGGTTTGGGAGCTTTTCGTTAGGTTCTCTTTCGAGATGATTAACCGAGGCTTTCAGCATTACAGCGTAAGCGGGATTTTTGAGCGAATCCGCTGGGAGATGGATTGTGGCGGTGACGGCATCAGCGAGTTTAAAATCGGGAACAATTACAAGCCGTTTTATGCTCGCAGATTTATGAAGGTTTACCCAGAGCATGATGGGTTTTTTAGGCTTCGATACCAGACCACTATGGACAAGCCAGCATTGAACCTAAGGGAGTTTTCACCGCTAGACGTTTAACGAATCATCTTGGGGGGAATAATGATTGTCAGCGAATTGGCAGAGCTAGTTTACAAAACGAGGGCGTGTCAGTGCGGCATGGATTTTACCATGTCAGACATTCTCAACGAATTACCGAGCCATCCTAAAGCGCACTTAAAAATGGCTCTTGGACATCTAGCGGCAGAGGGCAGGCTATATTCTGATTACAGGGATAACCGCCGCAAGTACCTAAAAGCAGATCGGCATCCGCTAAACGGGCAAAAACTGGCGTATTACGAGCCGCCAGTAAGCACAGGAAAAAAACACCTATCGAAGTGGCTAACAAGGTAGAGGTACGAATGATCTTGAGCAATGGTGATCACTGGGAGCCGGAGGAGCAAGACATTCTTGCTTGGCAACAGGCGTATAAAAAAGTTGACGTGTATGGAGAGCTTGACGCCATGGCGTGTTGGTGTGAGGCAAATCCTTCGAAGAGGAAAACCAAGAAGGGCATAAAGCGGTTTGTGAATAGTTGGCTAAATCGCGCTAATCAGGCCGGAGGAAGCCCGTTTCTTGAAAAGCCAAAAGAGGGCGATCCGTTGCCGGTCAAGCGGTGGACTATGCTGGATATGCTGACGCATGACTACATGGACAGCCCAGAGTTCAGATTGAAAATGCTTAACGAGCACGGGCAGTACATGGATTCAAGAGGTGTCCGTCATGTCAGGAATTGATGGAGAATCATGGGTCATAAACAACCCTACGCATAGAGAATTTCTTTTGAAGTTCATTGAGGAAAACAAAGATCAGGAAATAGCATTCAAGATTGTGAGGCCTCAGAGAACACTTCAGCAGAACAGGGGAATCTACGCTTTTCTGACTGAGGTGGCCGAGCAACTGGCGGCTGGTGGACACGACATGAAAACAATCCTTAAGGATGGCGTCCCGATTGAGCCAACAAAAGAGCTAGTCAAAAAATATATGTGGATGCCTGTTCAATTCGCGCTTACCGGCAAAGGTGAATCCACGAGCGAGCTAAACCGAAAAGAGGTAAATATCGTTTATGAGCAACTTTCTAAGCTATTGGCTGAGAAATACGGCATAAGTATCCGTTTCGGAAAAGAATGATAAAATTGGGGATTAAGCTAATAGTGTGGGGGCGCTATGGGCCATCCTTTACTACAGTTTTGCCAAACACAAGAGCAAGCAGATGCAGTCACGCTGACTGAAATTGAGGGTCTTAGCCAAAGAGAGGCCGCGTCAAGGCTAGGAATCTGCAGAACAGCGTTGAGGGATCGGCTGGCAGTTGTTAAAAATAAGGCCGCAAAAAGAGGCTACAGCCCAAAGAATGACTGGCATCATCCTGTTCCTGACGGGCATAAAATCAAAGGCGTCTCGACCTTCTATGACGAAGAAGGCAGGCTGGTTCGCCAGTGGGTAAAAAGCCAGACTGATGAGCAACGCCAGTTTGAGATTTTGGTTGAGCGCCTTGAAGCGGCGCAGGAAGGCTTGCCAAGGTTCAAACCAACCGCTCCACCAAAGAGCAAAGATGACGACCTCCTTGCTTTGGCGACCATCACAGACTTCCATTTAGGTATGTACGCCTACGAAGCCGAGACCGGTGACGACTGGGATATCAGGATAGCCAGAGACGTTTTCTTGAACGCCATGCATGACATGATAAAGGCAAGCCCGAGCGCAGGCACAGGGATGCTTTGCCAGCTGGGAGACTTTCTACATTGGGATGGAATCTTGAGCGTCACGCCTAGTTCTGGGCACATCCTAGACGCTGACACGCGCTACGGGAAGCTAGTTGAGCTTGCTATGAGCGTTATGACAGAGGCTTGCAAGATGATGCTGAAACGATATGGCAAGGTTCTTGTTGTGTCGGCAGAGGGAAATCACGATATATCGGGGAGCATCTGGCTCAGAAAACATATAAAGCACATTTTTGCGGACGAGCCGCGAATTGAGGTCATAGACAACGAGTTCCCTTATTACGCATATCTGCACGGCAAGACTATGCTGGGGTTTCATCATGGGCACAAAATGAAGCTTGCGGCCCTCCACAAGCTGTTTGCTAGCGAGCCGCGTTTCCGGTCTATGTGGGGCAAGGCTGAATTCTGCTATTTGCACACAGGGCATTATCACCATGAGCGACTAATAGAGGATGGCGGGGCAATCGCGGAGATGCATCCAACATTGTCAGGCAGGGATGCCTACGCCGCTAGGGGCGGCTACGTTTCCGCAAGAGGCGCTAAAATAATTACTTACAGCAAAACCGAAGGCGAAATAGCAAGGTCAACAGTGAGGCCAAGAATGTGATTGATCTGATGGGCGTGAAACTGCCGAGCGGAGGCCATGCAATTTTATTGACCGCGACCATAGGCGGCGCTCATACCGACATCAACAATCAAAAGCGCACCATCGTTTACACCGACTGCTTCTCGGAAGGGCTTGCTATAGATATGCCAGTTGAGGAGTTTTACACGCTCTGGATGACCTGCCTAGTAACCGACTATGAATTGGTGGACGTTGAAGAAGAAGAAGAAGCAGTAGTAGGGTCGCTACATTGATCGCAGACACAATAATATGCGCTAAATGCCAAACAAAAATGGAACCTATCTATCCTAAGCTGTATGATCGAAGGCTACATGGCTGGCTGTGTTGCCGCTGTAACGCTTTCATCAAGGCTGTGGGCAGAGAGAGGCTATTTAGGGATGGCGAGAAAACCGCAAACAACGGCTAATTTAAAAAAGAAAGCCGCAGAGCTTTTGCAAAAATACGTGAGAATGAAGGCGGCTGACAAAGATGGAATTTGTCAGTGCGTTTCTTGCGGGAAGCGCGACAGCTGGAAGGCGATGGACGGCGGTCATTTCATCAGCCGCTCTTACACGTTCCACCTTCTCAGAGAGGAGAACGTTCACCCGCAGTGTAAGCGGTGCAATCGGTTCTTTACGGGATGTCACGATGATTACCGTAGATACATGGTAGACATGTATGGCGAAGATTTCGTTGAATGGCTTACCGACACCAAGCGCACGATTACGAAATACACTCGCGCCGATCTTTTGGCAACAATCTCAGAGTTGAAACAGGGCATAAAAGACCAAGAAACACGCCTAGCGTTCTTAGATTAACACTGTGCTATAATCCGTAAGCAAATCAAGCAAGGAGGTGCAATATGTGTGCCATCCAACGTATGCAGGAGTTTGCCATTACGCACGAAGTTAAGAATGCCGAGGCACTCCCTGCTCTTCTTAACGCGCTCGCACAGCGCCAGTTACTCACCCTTGATGAATTTCTCGACCGGATGGATCGCAAGCCTGATCTCGGGGATTTCGTTGCAGAGATGACGACTCACTGGCGATAACCCCCCAATAGAGCGTGATTTTTTCTGCTGAGTAAAAATTTACTCGGCAAGTCATTGTTTTGCTATGTGTTTTTAGTGGTTGCGCGACCCCTAAAAAAAGCGTTTAATTCCCTTGTGGTATCAAGAAACGTTAAATAAACAACACAAGGGTGAATCTCATGAAAGTAAAAATCAATGAAAAGTCTAGTTACAAAATCGTTTTCGAGTGGGTTCGCGAGGGCCGTGAGGTAACTACTGGCTGGCTTAGCGCTCGAGATGCAAAAAATCTGATTGATCTATGCAACGCCAACCCAATCAAAATTCATGTCATTGAAGAGATGGCCGCGTAAGCGGCCCTTAACCAAGGGGAAACATTATGAAGTTAGTAATCCACACTCAGCACAAAGAAAACTACGGCGCTCACGATTGGGACGGCGAGGG